CCGAAGTGCAGGCCATCCTCCAGAACGCCGCGCCCCGCAGCTACGACGACAACCCGCTTTTCGCCGGGGCCAACGTCATACTGCCGCTCGACGGCATGCTCATCTACGAGCACGAGAACATCCGCGTTACCACGACTGGCTCCGGCGGCATAAAGGTCGGCCACGGCCTGCTGCTCGGCTGCGCGGCCGTGATCGAGGGCATCGCCAAGGAGGCCATCTGGGAGGAAGACGACCTTATCGACTACCGCAACAAAGTCGGCTTCTGTACCGGCACCATCCACGGTGTGAAGCGCACCACCTTCAACGGCAAGGAATGGGGCGTCTGGAAAATCCTCTCGGCATGCGTCGATGACTAACTGAAAGGGGGCGGGGTAATCCCGCCCCACTCCTCCATGGAGGTGCAGTATGGACACCGCTGCAATCATCACCAAGGCCATCGCCAACACCTACCGGGCCGACATCGACAGGGCGCAGGCTCTCTTTTACCTGAATACCGCGCGGAAAGAGATCATTCGCGACAACGACATACCGCGCTTTTACCAGTATATCGAAAACGTGGCGCTCGCCGGCGGCAAGTTCTCGCCGTCCGCGCTAGACATAAAGAGCATCAAGGCCGTCGAAAGCAGCAAGGCCGGCAGGATTGAACTGCTGGACAAAATAAGCGACTACCGCACGGCTCGGATAATATACCCCGATTTTACCGTCGCCGGCGACCCTCTTCATTACCTGGAGCGCGGCACGGAGGTCATTATTCTTCCGCAGCCGGCCGCCGGGACGACAATCAACGTCCTGGCCGAAGTGTGGCCGTCCGACCTCGCCGACAGCGAAACGGCCGGCGACATCCTGACCGTGGAGATACCGGAAATCCTGATTTACTTTGTTACGGCCGAGATATTCAAGGACAAGGGCGAGCCGGACAAATTCGCCCAGTGGCGGCAAGACGCGCAGGGGTTGCTGAACACCTACATCGAGCGCAGCCTGGCCGACGAGGCCCACGGCGCGCCGATGTTCGTCAAAGGGTACTACTGATGCCGCCACTGGACGTTCTCCTGGGCGACTTAACCCAGTTTCAGCCTGACGAAGAAGGGGTGATGTTCGATGACTGATGATCTTCTCGATTTTATCCACAATTTTATCCACAATCATCCCTGGCTGATTATCCGCGGGAGGTGAGGCGCATGAAACGCCGTCGTTAAGACGGAGGGGGCCGTAACGGCCCCCAACCCATTTTTGAAAGGAGTGTGTCATCGTGGCATGGCCTAATATAGACGTCAATACCCCGTCTGGAAGCGAAAAGAAAAAATTCGGCGACGACCGAATCAGGGAGGTAAAACAGAATACCGTTGACGCTTTCCAGGCGATTTCCAACTACAGCCCCGGCGGTTCAAGGCCGGCCCTGCGTACCGCCGTGTGGACGACCGCGACCCGGCCGAGCGGGCCGGAGCTGGTGGACAGGGTAAGTGGGTTTAATAACGAGCTGGGCTGCAAAGAGTATTACGACCTTGTCAATGAAGAATGGGTGCGGGAAAGTCCCACAAAAACCCATACCCACACAGGCGATTCCGACGGAACGCAAATTCCTACCGGGGGCATCGTCGATAAGGCGGTTACTACCGAGAAACTTGCCGACACAGCAGTCACGACCGAAAAGATAACAGATGCGGCTGTCACGACGACGAAAATAGCCAACGGCTCTGTTACTGTTGATAAAATGGCGGCCGGCGCACTGAACGGAAACATAGCCATCCTAACCGGCACGATTTCCCACGGAGGGACAATTCCTCTGCCGATCGGATACACGGAAGCTCAGTGCTTTTGGATGGTTTCGCTTAGAACTCAAACAGTAGACGACGATGATACTGTGCGATGCTATACTGAAGGCCGCACTGTCCACATTTATACTTCGCAGCGCGGCGGCGGAACGGCCAATTACATTATTATCGGCATCAAGTAAAGAGACAAAACCATCCTATTTGCCGGTAACGGTTAAAATGAAAGTTATGTCGGTGGCTCGTATTATGAACGACAGATAACGTTCCCAGAATCGCCGGAAGCCGTCGAAATTGTTGATTAGTGCTTGTAAGCCGAATATTTGCCACAAACCGCGTAACTTAACGGAAACATTGCACTTGAACTCCAATCCGGTATAATAGCCGATTCGTTCAGGTTCAAAGGAGAAGGTGGAAAGATGCCATTTGTGAGTGAAGTCGGAAAAAGAATGGACGTTTGAGTAGTGGGGAGTTACGATTGTAATTTTCCCTCCAGGAGCGGTTATCCTGAAAACCTCGGCAAGAAAACGTCCCGGATCGTCCAAGTGCTCGATAATGTGGCTGGCTAACACTTCCTCAAATTCATTATCTTGAAAAGGATACGGAAAAACATTCAAGTCATGTAAGATATCCGGCTTGAATTTGGGAAGAATGTCGACTCGTAAGAAACCAGGTAAACATGAGCCACCACAACCCAGATTTACCTTATTCACCATATACCTCCTTAATTTCAATTATATTCAAAGGCATGTGTGTCGACAAGGCGGTGGAAAAATGAAAAAGCTGCCGGTTATCGCCCCGGATGGAGGCATAAATAAAGATACGCCGATATTTCTCATTCCCGACAGGTCTTGGTCTGACGGCCGAAACGTCCGCTTCGGGAAAGGATACGTCGAAAAGGTGAAGGGCTATAAGCCCTTTTTAAATTTCCCCCCGGCGTGGGCCGCCGAAACCGCTTACAGCGCAGGAGCATACGTCGTTCCCACCGTTGCGAATAATCACGTATATAAATGCACCACCGAAGGGGTAAGCGGCACGAGCGAGCCGCCCTGGACGACCGGCGCGGGCGATACGATCAACGACGGCACCGTCGCATGGAAAGAGGTAGGAGTGAACAAGCTGTCCGGGGTACTCATGGCGATGGACAATTACTATAAATACAACGGCGACAACCATCTGCTCGCGATTACCACTACCAGCGTCTTCGCATACGATCCCGAGAACAACGTGTTACGCGACATTACCGGCGCGACGCCGCTGCATGGGACGACCGAATACCCCGTCGTAACAGAGAACGCGCAGAACTATTTCGTCTTCACGAACGGGGTGGACCCGGTAAAATACTGGGACGGCGAAATGGCTTCAATCGAAAACCTTCCGGGATTATGGGCGCCGGATGTCTGGCAGGCAAGCACGGCTTACAACGAGGGGGATTATGTGCGGCCGCCTGTTTCCAACGGGCTTATTTACCGCTGCACCAGTGCCGGCGCTTCCGGGGGTGTGCAGCCGACCTGGCCGACTTCCGGGATGGTTGCTGACGGCACTGTCGTGTGGAGCGTGGCGGGTTCGTACGGGTGCGAGCCCGCTCCGGGGGAGGCAGCGCCCACATTCGTCCGCTGCAAGACGCTGTTTTATTTCAAGAACTTCCTCCTGCTGGGCAATACAATCGAGGACGGAAACCGCCGCCCCCAGCGTATCCGATGGAGTTGTCTCGGCGATATCACGCGATGGAGAAACGTCGAGAACGATACAAACCAGCAACAGGCAGGCTTTGGCGATTTGAGCGACGACGTTTCATGGGTGCAGGCAATGCGACCTCTTGGCGACTATGTCGTCGTATACAAAGAGAGGGCAATCCAGCTCATAAACTACGTCGGAGGGAGTTTCGTCTGGAACAAGTGGCCTGCCATAATCGGCACAGGGGCGCTCTCTTCGAAGGCGCTCGTCGACCTAGGCGACGAGCACATATTCGTCGGCAACGACAACATATATTCTTTCAACGGCCGCGATCCAGCAATAGCCGGCGACGACATCGCAAAAGAGTTCTTTAGAATCCTCGACCCGGATAAGTACGAGCTTATCACGGGTTTTTTCATTGAGGAGATACCGAAACTGCTTTTTGCCTTCGTAAGCACAACCAGCCCGGACGGATATCCCGACAAGGCTATATCCTACAACACCGATACCAAAGCGTGGTCGATCCGGGATCTTCCCATGACGGCGTTCGGGTACTACAACCGACGAATCGACGGGACGTGGGATGAGGACGAGGAAACCTGGGATAGCGACGACACCGAATGGGACGGCAGCATAAATCTCGCCAACGCGCCGATAAATCTTAGCGGAGACGCAAACGGAAACATTTTCGTGCTTGAGGGCAACAGCTTCAATGGAGTAGCCATCGACGGCTTCCTCACTTCGAAACTCTTTGACATGGGCGCGCCGGACAAAATTAAGCGGCTTCTCAGGATTCAGTTCATGATTTCCAGGGAGGGGCCGTATAATCTGACTGTCCACGTCGGGGCGGCGGCCAATGTGGACGAGCCGGTAACGTGGTACGGTCCATACAATATGAGTCTCGACAGGACATATCCGCCGTGGGTCGATGTTGATATATCGGCCCGGCATCTGTGTGTCAAGCTCGGCACCCTCGGCGCGGACAAGCCTTTTAGGCTGACCGGTTATATTCTCTACTACGAGCTGAGGGGTGATGTTTAGTGCCGATCAATCAACTCCCGCCGACTCCGAATGTAGGCCCGGAAGTGCCGAACAGCCTCTGGAAGTGGCTTATCGAAATGGGCAACCGCATCCGGGCTCTTATCGACTGGGCCAATAGATACGTTGCACCTTCGGGCGTTGAGGCCCACGCATCGACCCACGCAAGCGGGGGGAGCGACGAACTGACACCAGCGGCGATAGGGGCGGCGGCTGACGATCATACCCACACCGCGCAGATTCCCGCCGGCGGGATTATAATGTGGTCCGGCTCGATTGCGAGCATCCCGGCGAGTTGGTATTTGTGCAACGGCGAGAACGGCACACCGGACCTTCGCAACAGGTTTATTGTCGGCGCCGGCCAGGACGGCGGAAGTTATACCCCGGGTAATGACGGAGCGGGAACGGGATATTACGCTCCCGGCGCAACGGGCGGCCAGGATAAACATACATTGACCATTGCCGAAATGCCGAGCCATAACCACACGAACATGGCCATAAATATGGCCGGAGCAACGTATAACGGAGCGGTAGCGGGCGGCGCTTATAGCGGTAGTTGGACAACGAACACCGCATCCAACTACAGCGGCGGCGGCCAGAGTCACGAAAACCGGCCATTGTATTACGCTTTGTGCTTTATTATGAAGGGTTGAGCCATGACTTTTGAGGAAATGGTGGGCGACTACTGCCGTCGGTCGAAAGCAAAGCACACGCCCGCAGAAATCGCCTACATCGCCGGCAAGAATCACGTCATCGCCACAGAAGACGGCTTTGTCGTTTTTTCCTGGGTCTTGGATGAATTCCATTGCCTCTTCGCTTACGCGGCTCCTGGACGGAAATTTGCGCCGATAAATGCCATGCTTGAAGAGTATGCCAGGGCGAACGGGATAAAGTGCATCAAGTTTCTCACCGACCGGCCGGAAGTGATGGGCCGGCTTTTTCGCGGGTACAAGCCGGTGGCTACATTGATGAGGAAAGAGGTGATTTAGGTGGATGATATTTTTGGGAGCGAATCGACCACGACCCAAACGGTTGAGCCGTTTTCCGGCCTGTACAAGCAGTGGTACGAAGAATTTCAACCCTTCGTCTACAGCCGCGCCACACAGCCGATAACCTACTCCGGCAAAGTCTCGGCGGGGCTGAACCCGACGCAGCAGGCGATGATAGGCAAGCTGGCCGGGTATACAAACAACCCCACGCTGGCCGCGTATGCCAGGGGTGACTACATCGACCCTACAAAAAACCCTTACGTCCAGGGCATGGCCGAGCAGATCAAAAAGCAGACGGCCGAAACGTGGGGGAATATCGGCGACCAGATCAACACCGCGGCCAACAAGACCGGGTTTTGGTCTGGCAGCGGGCGTTTCAACGCACTGGAGGATGCGCAGAAAGACCTCGCCGAAGCCGAATCCGGCGCATTGGCAAGCCTTTTCAACACCGCCTATCAGCAAGGCGTGTCCAACATGCTCCAGGCCGGCCAGCAGCAGCAGAGCGCGGCGCAGGCGGCCCTCCAGGGCGGCAACGTCCAGTATCAGGTCGAACAGGCGGCGGCCCAGGCGGAATACCAGAAGTGGCTGGCCGAGCAGGGCTTGCAGAATAACGCCATCAGTCAGTACCTGTACTACCTGGCGACCGGCAAAAATCCGACGACGACCACGACGACCGAGGAAAGCGGTCTGGGGGGCATCATGGGTTCGCTGGCCGGCGGGTGGGCGTCCACCTGGGGCAAATAGGAGGTGGCACTATGAAATTCGACGACGCCTTTGCGCGTGCGTACGAACTGGGCTTGCGGCGCCGTTGGGAAAAGGAGAGGGAAGAAAGGGAGAGGGCGCAGCGGGAACAGATGGGTAAGGCCCTGCAATCTATGTACCCTGAAATGGTTCTTTCTCCTTACCAAGAGCGGGCCGACGCCTTCGCCCGCGATGCCGCCGCCGTTATCGACGCGAACAGTTCGACGCTGGCCGAAGCCCTTCTCGGCGGCACGGAGGCCCCCGAGGCGCAGGCCGCCATGCAAAGGCTCGGCGGTATGCTGGAGGTGGGGCGCCAGCCGATAGTGGCAGCCCTCGATTCCGCCAGACAGCGGGCGACGAGCGTACAAAAGCTGCCTGGCGAGGTATTCATGCA